CGACAATCGCCGCTGTAGCTGCCGTCCCTGCTCCGACCATCACGACGGGCACCGGGGCTGCGCCGTCGCTGGCAACGATCAGCACCGGAATTTCACTCCCTGTTGCTTCGATCAGGGTCAATGAGACTCTGCTTCTTGCAACCATTGCGGGCACTACAACTACCCCGGCGCTAGCCGTCACTCAGGGTGCGGGGGCGACAGTCAATGTCGCCACTATCGCTGCAACCTCTACGGCCCCTGCGCCAACGGTCACGGTTGGAGCGGGAGTAGCGGTCAGTCCGGCTGTCATTGTTGCTACGACAACGGTCCCGGCAGTCACCGTCCAAGTAGACGAGTCGATTGCCCTTGCCACAATCGTTGGGGTTACAACTACTCCAGCGGTCACGGTTACGACGGGCACGGGAATCACGGTCAGTCCAGCCACAGTCGCCGCTACTTCGACAGCTCCTACGCCCACAGTCGTTGTCAACGAAGCGATCGTTCCGGGCAGCATTTCTGCTACCACGGCAGTCCCCGCACCAACGATCACCGAGGGTTCGGGAGTCACTGTTGCCGTAGGCACAATCGCTGCTGCTACTACAACTCCGGCAGTCTCAGTTTCGGTCGATGAGTCCAACACACCTGCCACGATTGAGGCAGTTGCTAGCGTTCCCGCACCGTCGGTAGCAACGGGCACCGGGGTCACCGTTTCGCCTGCAACAGTGGCCGCTACTGCGACAACTCCGGCTGTCTCAGTTCAAGTGGCGGATGGTGCTGCTCCTGCGACGATCGAAGCATCAGCGGCCACGCCGCCTGTCACAGTCTCGACCGGCACCGGAATCACGGTTAGCCCTGCGGCGATCAGCACCACCTCTACTGTTCCCTCAGTTTCAGTTCAGGTCAGCGATGGGGCCGCTCCAGCAACGATCGAAACGGTGGCGGCAGTCCCGGCTGTAACCGTCACCGAGGGTACTGGGGTTGTCGTTTCCCCAGCGGCGATTACTGCTGTCACTGATGTTCTTGAGGCAAGAGTCAACTCTCAAGATGCGCTCGTCAGCTTGGGCACCATCGTTGCAGTTGCAAATGTTTTGGGAGTGACCGCAGGCGAAATTATTACGGCGGGAGTCGGAAAGTTTGTTGTAGCGGTCCCGGCTGCGGGGGTATCGAAAGCTTTAGGCGCTTCTAAGGCTACTTCAGCACCTGTCAGCTCTGGCCGTAGCTCGTTACCGACAAGTAATGTCAGAGTCAAACTCGCCAGTAACTCTGGCCGCTCGAAAGCTGGGTAGGTGCCCCCCATGCCTGATGTAGCACTCCGAAAAGGTGATCGGCTTCCATCCCTCACAAGCCAGTTTCTCATTGATGATGATCCCGTTGACCTGACAGGCGGCACTGTTGTTTTTGATATGTGGGCCTCTGCGACGGGAACTCAGGTCATCACTGACGGCCCGGTAACGATCACTGATCTAGTCAATGGCCGAGTGCGGTACGACTGGACTGCTGCCGATGCGCTCCTCGATGCGGGGATTTACGTCGCATCGTTCGCTGCCACCCTGACGGCAAAACAACTGACCGCCCCCAACAGTGGGATGCTGGTCATCGAAATTTTTGCGGAGACTGGTGCGGAATGGAACTACCGGCAGGACTTCACCCGGCAGATTGATGTGATTCGCTTGCTGGTCGGAGATACGGATGCCAACGATCAGTTGTTGTCGGATAGTGAGATCACTTATTTCGTGAATCTTCATGGGACTCCGAACCGGTCGGCTTCGGAAGCCGCTCGTGCAATCGCTGCCAAGTTTGCTCGAAACATGAGTCGCTCGATCGGTGGCCTTCAAGCCGACTTCGCCGCTAAGCACCGGCAGTACCTTGCGCTTGCGGACTCGCTGATGTCGAAGGAAGATGCTTACCCGGTTTCGCCGTTCGTTTCTGGATACATCAAGAGCGACAAGCAGTTGCGGCAGGACGACACAGAGCGTGAGGAAATCTTTGGCCGGAAGGGCGGCATGGACAACCTCCGTGGCACAACTTCGGACGATTACTACCACCGGGCGTACTGATGGCTATCTCAATCGACTGGCAGTTCGTGGGTGATTACCCACACGTTGTGACGATCACTCCAAAAAGTTCGGTCAACGCTTACGGTGAGGATGTGCATAGCGGAACTGCTCGTACCGCAAAAGCTTTTGTCGAGCCGAAGCAAGTTTTGAGCGGCACCGCCCAAATTGACGAGTTGACTCAGCCAACTCGGGCGTACATCAACGACATCACGCTCACCTATGAGGACTTGATTACGCTCCCCGACGGGTCAACGCCAGACATTGTTTCAGTTGAGCGCTTTGATTTCGTTGACGGGCTTGACCACACGATTGTGACGTTCGCATGACTCCCGAAAACTTTTCTCCCGAAGAAGTAGTTGAGCACAACTTGTACTCGTTCGTTGAAGGTGTGATCGACTGGGGAGCTGATGCGGACGAAGTGATCGAGTCGTCTTGCGACTTGGAAAACCCTGACTCTTGTGAGAGCTGCCAATGAAGATGACGGTGAAGCTCAAGGACAACATCCCGGTCGCTGCCGATACAACGGTGGAAGAAGTCGGCATGGCGCTGTACCAAGTTGGCGAGAGAATCATGACGGACTCAAAAGAGAACTACGTTCCGGTTGTCACAGGCGAACTTCGTCGGTCGGGATTCGTGGATTATCCGACTGCTTCTGGCATAGGGAGGATCGAAGTCGTTATGGGCTTCGGCCGAGATTTCCCTGCCCGCAACTATGCCGTGGAGGTTCATGAGGCTCCACCCGAGTACGGGCAGGGCAAGCGCAAGTACCTGACTCAGCCGCTTTTCCACAGTGTTCCCGAAATTCCGAAGTGGATCGCTGCTTCAGTTGCGGCAGCGTTATCACGAAGGTCTTCTAGATGAGCACTCAACTTCTGACCGATATGGGTGAGTATCTTGACTCGGTGTATGCAGCTAGCAGTGGCAAGTACGTTCTAGGCACAAATCTTTTCCTTTCACTGATGCCTGAGTCACCCGACAATTGCATGGCGGTCTACGAGAACTCGGGTGCTCCGCCGATGTATACGTTCGGGGAAACGAAGATTGTCCGGCCGGAGATGCAGATTTACGTTCGCAACACTTCGTATGAGCAAGGACGGTCCGACTGCCAAGAGGTCTTTGAGATTTTTGTAGACCTCACCGAAACGACGGTGAACGACAAGACGTATCATCGAGTCGAGCCGAATGGGATGCCCGGTTTGATTTCACGAGACAGCAATGGGCGTTCGTTGTTTTCAATGAACTTCGCCGTGGTCAGGCCGCTATGACGAATCCTTACGGCGAGTCGTCAACCGTAGATGAGTCTCCTCGCTGCTGGCGTTGTGACAAGTTGCTTGCCGAGAGTTTGACGAGGCCGTGGTCGATTTCGTGTAACCGTTGTAAGGCAAAGAACCAAGGCGGCTCTTGAACCGGTTGGCGGGCCAGCAATAGGCTCAGGTCACAATCGAGTTCGTGCCCTTTGTGGCTTTGCTTCTGGAGTTCCGTGTCCTTGTGACCTTCCTTGGGTAAATCCAGTCAGGGCTGCCCAAGGACAAGTACATGGCAAAGTACCGAGTAAATAGCCAGCTCTTTTATAACGGCAAGACGGCTGACGTTGGCGATGTCGTAAGCGACCTCCCGTCTAATGACATCAAGTGGCTTATCCAACGTGGCGACATTGAGCTTGTCAAGGCTAGCAGTAAGGCCACTACTCATCAGCATGATGAGGTTGAAGAGGGAGACGATGACTGATGGCGTTTATCCACGGCAAGAACACAAGCGTGTTTCTCAACGACTACAACCTGAGTCCTTACTTCAACGATGCGAGTGCTTCGTACTCGGCGGACCCGGCTGAGACAAGCGCATTTGGCACCGATGCCAAAACTTACGTCATCGGCCAGAACGACGGAACTCTCAGCTTGAGCGGCATGTACGAAGCGTCAACTACTGGCACCGACACCGCAGTTCAAGAAGCTTTCGCATCGGTCAACAACCAGAACGAGGTCACCACTTCAGTGATTTACTCGGGCAGCGGAACGCTCACCGCAGGCGATCGAGCTTCGATCATGTTCGGCCACATCAGCAGCTACGACGTTTCAGCCGTCATTTCCGACATCGTTTCGACCTCACTGGAGGTTCAAGGGTCGAAGGGAGTTCAGAACGGGGTGGCGCTGAGTGACCTGTCCACGGTTTCGGCTACGGCGACTTCGGCAGCGATCGACCGTGGTGCAACTGCGGTGACCACTGCCAACAGTTGCCTCGCCCACGTTCACATTCCGACGAACACTCGTGATGCCGGTGATCTCACTATCGCCATCACGACCTCGACTACTTCGGGCGGCACTTACACCGCCGTCACGGGAGCGACTGCTTCCGACTTCAACACGTTTGCTGCTGGTGCCACGGCCTACCAGCGCCTTGAGATCACAGGCGCAATCGAGCGCTATGTGAAGGTCACCTTCACGGTGACAGGTGGAACCACCGGTTCCTACGTCCCAATCGTCACTTTGACTTCCCGATAGAAACTGGAGTCCATCATGGCTTTCCGTCACGGCAAGGACGCATACCTTGCTATCGAACCTACTTCTGGCGCTGGTTCTGCTTCGTTGCAGATCGACGCCTACCTCAACGACATTTCGCTCAGTCGCAGCTTCGACACCGCAGAAACTTCGGCCTTCGGCACAGCCGCTAAGACCTACGTCATCGGCATGTACGACGCCACGCTTTCGACCAGCGGCATGTTCGATGAGACGCTCGATGATGCTGTCACCGATCACCTTGCGAACGTTGACACGCCGTTCCTGTTTGAGTTCCGAGCGAACTCGTCAGCGGTGAGCGCAACCAACCCGAAGTTCACGGGTAGCGCCTACATCACGAGTTACGACATTTCTCCGGCTATTGGGGATATGGTTCCCATCAGTCTCGAACTCCAGATCACTGGAGCCGTGACCCGAGCCACTTCCTGATAGGAGTTTTTAGTGTCCCTCCGTGACCGCATTGTTGCCGCCGACGACATCGGCAAACGTCTTGTTCATGTTCCCGAGTGGAATGTCGATGTCGAAGTGCGGACTCTTTCCACTGGCATGAGGAGCCGTATGCTCCAGTCGGCTACTACGGGCGACGGGGGAGTTGACATCAGTCGCCTCTACCCGATGCTTGTGATCGCCACCGCATTTGACCCTGAAACCGGTACCCCAATTTTTGATGACAGCCCCGAAGACTTTGAGTTGATTCAGAACAAGTCGGCCAAGGCAGTCGAAGTCGTTGCCAAGGTGGCGATGGAGATGTCGGGGATGTCCGTTGAAGAAGGGGTCGAGCCAGAGGGAAAAGACAGTTAGAAGACCCCGAGTACCGATACCTGTTCTTCTTGGCCGAAAGGCTGGGAAGGACGGTAGAGGAACTCGTGTTCGGCTCTCCGGCCCATCGGCCTCTTTCGGCTGATGAGTTGGTCGGGTGGTACGCCCACGACAAGCTTCGAGCTTGGGAACGTGAGCAAGCCGCCAAGCAAAGGTAGCAAGAAGCATGGCCTACGTCGCAGGTGAACTTACAGTCGGCTTGTACGCCGAAATGGTGCAGTTCCAGCGGGACATGCAGGTTGCCTCGATGTCGCTTGGCCGTCTTGCTCAAGAGGCTAGAGCTGCTCAGAGTGAAGTGTCGGTCCTCGACAAGTCGCTGAAGACTGCTGCTGTTGCGGCGGGGGCCATGGTCGCTTCTACCGCTGTCTTGGCAAAGCGTTCGTTCATGGCGGCTGCTTCGGTGGCCGAGATGGACACGGCGATGGTGGCGATCGAAAAATCCTCAGGTCTTGCTGAGGGTTCTCTTCGTGATGCTGCCGATGCGATTAGGGAAAAAGGCATCGAGATGCGTTCGGCGCAGGAGATCGCCGTCTTGTTCGCCAAGGCCGAAATTGACTTGGCTGATGCGACCAAGGTTGCTCGTGCTGCTCAGGACTTGGCTGTCATTAGCCAGTCTAACTCGACGGCTACAGCGATGCGGCTCACCTATGCTATTCAGACGGGCAACTCGCAGTTGCTTCGCTCGGTGGGCATCCAGAAGTACGCGTCTGAGGCTTACGAGGATTACGCCAAGTCGATTGGCAAGACAACTACGCACTTGACTCAGCAGGAGCGCCAGCAGGCCATCACGAACATGGTGCTGGAGGAAGCCGCCAAAGTTGCTGGTACTTACAAGGCGGCAATGCTCGAACCCGGAAAAGTTTTGCGTTCGTTCCCTCGTCTGCTGAACGACATGCAGATCGCTTTTGGCGATGTGCTGCTAGAAGGCTTCGGCCCGGTCATCAAAGCTTCCTACGACTTCACGAAGCAAGTTTCGCTTGCTGTTCGTGAGGGTGGCTACTTCGCTCCGCTCCTCAACGAGATGCAAGAAGCAGTCACGGCGTTGCTTGCACCACTATCGCAGTTCATCTATGGGCTGGCGGATTCGCTCAAAACCCTGAATGAAAGTCAAATTGCGGTGGGTGGCCTTTCTGAGTCGCTCCAAAAATTTGCGCCCATCATCATGGGTGCAGCGACAGCGCTGAGTGCGTTTGCTGGTGGGAGTCTAATCGGGCTGATACCGGGGCTAGGAAAAATCTCCGCTTTGATTGGCTTGAGGTCGCCCATAGTTCTAGGGTTCATCGCCCTTACCGCCATGTCGGATGAGTTGCGAGACACCCTCGGCAAGCTGGTTGAAGCTGTCCTGCCCCTTGCTACTGCCTTTGCTGAGGTTGGCGAGGTTATGGCGAGCCAGTTGATTATGACAGCGGAAGCATTCATTCCGCTGTTGGTCGGCATGGTGCAAGCCATCACTCCTGTAATTGCAGCCTTCGCTCAGTTCGTAGAGTTAGTCACCAGCTCCGAGGCGTGGGCC